TGCAGAATATGCAGACCGCCGCAGCGGGACTCAAAAACAATCTGATGTCCCAGTTCCTCCCCGGAATGTCCTCGGTGATGGATGGATTATCAAAAGTCCTCTCCGGAGATTCAACAGGACTTGAGCAGATCACAGCCGGTATTGATAACGTGGTATCGCAGATGACGGAACAGCTTCCGAAGTTCCTTGACCTCGGGATGAACATCGTCCAGTCACTTGCACAGGCAATCATGGATAACCTTCCCGCATTGGCGGACGCAGCGCTTCAGCTTCTTGGTTCTTTCGTGAGCTTCTTCCTCGAGAACCTTCCCACGCTGATCGAAGTTGCTTTAAATATGTTGCTGACGATCGCAGATGGCATCATAGCAAACCTTCCTGTCATCATTCCTGCACTTGTTGATGTGGTCCTCACAATAGTTGAGAAGCTGACAGATCCCGACACGGTGGTCAAATTGATGGAAGCATCCCTTCAGATCATCATCGCAGTAGCGGAAGGTCTTATCAAAGCATTACCCAAGCTGATTGAGAAGGCTCCCATCATCATCACGAACCTTTTAGAAGCTCTCATAAGAGCGATTCCTGTTTTGCTTGAAGCCGCTGCTTCGATAATCGCTACTCTGGGAGACGGAATCGTGGGCGGTTTAGTGACTGTCGCTCAGTGGGGAGCAGACATCATCGACACGATAAAGACAGCGATCATGGAGAAGATCGAGGAAGCAAAGACATGGGGCAAAGACCTCATTCAGAACTTCGTAGACGGTATCAAAGGAGCGCTCAATCTTGTCGGCGATGCAGTCAAGGCAGTAGCTCAGAAGATAAAGGACTTCATCGGATTCTCAGAGCCCGAGGAAGGACCTCTTTCGAATTTCCACACATACGCACCTGACATGATCGACCTCTTCACGGAAGGCTTGGAAGATTCCAAGGTGAAGCTGCAGAGCACTCTCACATCAGTCCTTCAGCTTCCTGAGAACGAAATGCAGGTTGAGGCAGCAGGCGTAGGAGCGGCACCGTTACCGATCAATGTTTATATCGGGCAGGAAAAGCTCGACACGATAATCGTAAACGCTCAGTCAAGATACAACCTCATGTCAGGAGGAAGATAAATGAGCAGCGTAAAAGTATATTTTAACGGGTCCGAGGTTACTATCAACAAAGGATCCTATAGCCTGCATCCGTCAAATAAGCAGACATTGAAAGAAACAGAAGGAGGAACGCTCAGGCGCTACATTAAGCGCTTGGGTGTTCCTCATATCTCAGTATCAATGCCCGCCAATGAATCGGAGTATACCACACTGTACACCGCTTATGTCAGCAATTCGACAATAACGGTCAAGTATTACAATCCCGGAACAAGTTCCCTTGAAACCTTTTACGGATTCATTGAAGACTTTTCAGCGGATTGTGTGCAGGACAACAGCACCACACCCGAATGGAATTTATCGTTTGAGATAACATCGATGTAAGGAGCGAGGGATGTACTCAGCATCAGCACAGTATATATCAGCAATCACATCAGATACGGTAGAGCTGGGATGGAGCGGCACCATAACTACTGTCGGTGGTACCACATACACCTTCACTAAGGACAATATGTCACCTGACAGTAGTTCTATCACAAGAACATTATCTACACAGAAGCTCAAGATCGGGCAGGTATTCGCTGCAAATCTTTCACTTGAGCTGATTCTTCCCGGTGTTTCAAGATATGAGCTCTATGGGGCTTCGATATCTATCTCGAATACTGTCACAGGTGCATCAGACACTATCCCGATGGGAAAGTTCACTGTTATCAGCGCATCACAGACTTTAGATCATATCAACCTTTCAGCAAGCGATGATATGGTCAAGTTTGCAGAGGTTCCTTTTGTGGCTGCGTTAAATAACTCGGTGCAGTACCCTTACATCTGGCTTGTACAGATGTGTACAGCTTGCGGAGTAACACTGGGTATGTCAGAGGCGCAGGTCAGGGCTTTACCGAACGGAAGCAGAAAGACGGGGTTTGCTGATAGCGTAACGGATGTAAAAACATGGAGGGATGTTCTTTCATATCTTGCGGCATATCTTGGTGGAAATGCGTTAATAGGACGTGACGGAAAGTTATACATCGTCAATTATTCAGCAAATGCCGTTCAGACAATATCAGAGATTTTAAGATACTCCTCAGATCTGTCCGATTTCAGAACAACATATGATGGACTTTACGCAGTCTACAAGAATGACGGAGTTCAGGAATATGTGAGCAACACTAACACAGGCGGTTTGGTTCTTGACCTCGGCACGAATCCCTTCTTGCAGTTCACCAACGCTCAGAACAGAGAAGATGCACTGCAGGAGATCATCGATGCGTGGAACGGGATTTATTATGTTCCATACCATAGTGACACAGGCGTTATCCCTATATTGGATCCTGGTGATGTGATTGCCTTCACCGGCAATCAGGCCGATGCTTATGATTACGGAGCAATCACCCAGATCACATATTACTTCAATGGTGATATGACCATCATATGTACTGGGGACAACCCGCTGTTAGCTGATGCACAGGACCGCTTTTCAAAGTCGGTTGCTGGATTGTCTTCGGATTATAACAATGGTCAGGAGATTGGGACAAAGGACTTTTGGCTCTTACACACTGATACGATCACAAACAACAACATCGGATCAACAAAAACCCTTGTCGCACAGATAGAATTTGAACAAAAGACGGATGTTCAGCGAATGGGATTCATGTTCGATTGTGATGGAGATTTATCTGCATCGGCAGTGATAAAAGTTGAAATGACCGTTGACGATGAAGTGGCCTGGACTGAAGAATACACTGACAGGAGACTTGCAGGGAAGATACCATTTCCTCACAATATGGGACAGCGTATCACGGGCAAAGGCACACACATTGCAAAAGTCTATATGACAATCACTGACAGCAAGCTCAAATGGAGTGAGTTAGCATGAGTTATAACATCGATAATTTATCTTTTACCATATTTGGAAGCGGTCACGATTATACGCTGCTTGATTCAGGTGATGGAGAAGTTCAGATTTTTTCTCATCCTTTTGTGCCTCTTAACTCAACCAACTATGCGGGACAGTATTATTTCATAGTACCTGATGAGAACGGAGATCCGATCGATGCAGTAAAAGATGACATCGCTCACTGTACTTTTAGCCCTGCAATCGGTGCGACATTTGACACAGCAGGCGAGCTTGAAGTTTCGTGCCATTATCACCGTGAGTATATCTACGCAGAAGAAACGATAGTCGTAGATAAAGAGGTCAAACAGATCATCGAAGTCGTAGATCATGGAACAGTAGCATCAAACTCCGGAACATGTGACCTTTACACAGACGGTTACTTATTCTTTAGACCTTCCACGATATACACAGCCATTTCCGAGAAAATGTTTGTGTATTCCGCATTGAGCGGAACAAAAGTATCATCTATTCCTTGGCGTGTTACCGAGCTTGGTAATAATACCGGCTATATGTTCGTGTCAGCCGCTGTTACCGACATATCAGAACTTGAGTATGCTGATACTTCAAACGTCACAGGTATATTTAACTTTTTAAACGGTGCGGCTGTCACAGATTATGCACCGTTAGCCGGATGGGATGTTTCCAAGGTAACAAGAATGTACCGTTTGGGGTATGGAAACAGTACCCTTTCAGATATATCTGCTCTTGCAAAATGGAATACCGAAAGCCTTGAACGTATAAGCTTACTTTTCGAAAAGTGTTATGCACTTAAGAGCCTTCACGGCTTGGAAGATTGGGACGTTTCGAACGTTTGGGAGATGTCGGGAATGTGTTACTCTTGCTCGTCACTTACCGATATCTCGGCTTTAACAAGGTGGAAGACAACCAACCTAACAACACTAGCAAACGCTTTTAACGGTTGCACATCGCTTAAAAATATCACAGGTCTTGAGAACTTCGATATTACCAAGTTGCAAAATCTTAATCGGTTTATGAGCAGTTGCGGTGTTGAATCGCTTGTGCCTTTGCTTGGTTGGTTGGGCGAAAACGCAATTACCGATATGAGCTATTCGTTTACATATTGCGGAAACCTTCTCGATTATCACGGATTAGAGAACCTTGATACATCCCATGTTACTACCTTCCGTGAGTGTTTCATGGGTAATCATAAAGTATTAAGTATAGAGGGCGTAGAAAACTTCGATGTATCAAACGCAACTGACCTTCGGTCGATGTTTGGTGACAATTGGTGGAATAGTTCGATAGAACCTATCGAGAATTGGACGTTTGCAATTGGTGCAAATTGTGATTCGATGTTTTGGGGATGTTATGATTTGTTGAGTTTGTCTGATGCAGACCTTGACCTTTCGAATTGTTCAACGATTCTTAATATGTTTTCGACTCTTCCGATGTATTGGTCGCAGTTGCTTGGGCGTAAGTGTTGGAAAGATTATTACGGATGGCATGATTATAACGGCTTTGTGACCGAGCCGGTGGAAGATATAGATCATCCGGCAATACCTTACACCAAAGATGCTTCGAATGCTCAAAACTGGATTGTAAGTGGAACAGGCTTAAGTGCTTTCGATTCTTATTGGTCTTACATACCTTCATGGAATTAAAGGGGAAAAACAATGTCGTCATTAACTCCAAATTTAGGCTTATATATGCCCGATGCGAACGATGATTACGAAGATTTCCGAAGCGAATTTAACGGAAATATGCTCATTCTTGACGGAGCAGGCGGTGGCGGTCACGTTATCGTTGATGAAAACGGCAACGATATGCCACAGGAAGCAAAGCTTCAATTCACAGGCGGCGTGAACGTAACGGATGATAACGTAAACGGAGTAACTATCGTTGATATTCTTGGCGGTGGCGGTGGCGGTGGAGTCAGCAATTTTACCGAGACTGTTTTAGCCACAGCTTCAAGTTTTACAGATATGACGGTCGATTTTTCGACCGCTTACGATGCATTCATTTTTTATACAAATGACGTAACTTATCAGAAATCGGAAAATTATTTCTTTACACGTTCTGAAATAACCGATGCCATAGACAATAACCTTGTAATCTCCATGTACCCTTACGGAGCTTCGGGTTATTGCCAATACCGAATCACCCGAAGTGGTTTGACAAGGGTAGGAAATAGTGCGGGATTTTTTGTCTATAAGATTGTCGGATTAAATTTCGGAAGTACCCCGCATGTTTATAGCACAACCGAGCAAGTCGTCGGAACGTGGATAGACGGAAAGCCGATATATGAGCGAGTTATGACGGGATTGTCTGTCGGGCAAAATGCGGGGACTAGTTACAACGTCCCAATGCCAAGCCCCGATTTAGAGCAGATTATCGACTCAACGTTAATGTCAACTACGACACAGTATAGAACCATGACACACCCCCCTACTTGGATAACAAATTCGTCCAATTTGGCTATACGAAGTCAAGAAGGCGACACTTATGACACGTTTATTATAGCCTACACGAAAACCACAGATTAACGAGGTAAAGCCATGAACGTATTACTTTTAAGAACTTACAAGAACGGAAACAAAGAAAGAACTGTAACACCTTTTAACACCCCCGAACTCGCATTGATAAACCTCTACGGAAATATGAGGGCATCAATCGCTGACGAGAATTGTGCGAAAGTTACCTGTGAACTTGTTGATGATGATGGGCACGTTGAGAAGTGTGAGCGTTATATCAGACCCGAGGAACATATACCCGAAGGAAGCGAGGGAAATGAGTGATGTGGGAAACAATAAGGGATGTATTGAATGGAACAAATGCCGGAATGGTTGTAGCAGTGCTTCTGATCGTAATAGCCATAGCGTTCTTCCTGGTCCGCACGAATACGATCCAGATTAATACGCCTTCAGTACGTATAGGGATGGCAGACCGTGAAAGAAACATCATCAGACAGCAGCAGGATTATGTATGGAACCACTTAAGGGAAGCGGAAGCAAACCTTCCGAAAGATAAGAACTATAATAAACAGCTCGGTCAGATCATTATCATGACCGCCTATATAGAATATGTTAAGTGGATATCCTTCAATCATTTATCCAGGAGCGAAGCCTATATAGGTGTGAAGCAGTCCTCATTGGTAGCCCTTATCAATTCCCTCACAGTAAAAGAAGAGTACAAGAACGAAGAGTTCATCAACTACATCAAAAATGATACCAGGGACACGATCTTAAAGTTGATTGAGATCAGAGAAGTGTTCAGAGATATGTGAAAGGAGAGAATTATGGCACTTGAAGCAGTAATGGTAACGGCAATAGTAGGTATTTGTTATCTTATCGGAATGATCGTTAAGGCATCCAAGATCAAGGACAAATGGATTCCTATCATATGCGGCATTTCGGGCGGCATCATCGGGGTTATTGCTTTCTTAATCAAAATGCCCGACTTCCCCGCACATGATATCATCAATGCAATCTGGGTAGGCATAGCCTCCGGCCTTGCATCAACAGGAGTGAATCAGATTGTCAAGCAGCTGAAGAAGGAGTGAGCCTATGAGTTTCGGAATAGACATCTCGAGATGGCAGAAAGGCTTTAACCTTGCGAATGCTCTCAAAGAAGGCTTCACATATTGTATTATCAAGGCGGGTGGAGCTGATGGCAGTTATTACAAGGATTCACAGTTCGAAAACTTCTATAATCAGTCAAAAGCACTGGGAATGAAAACCGGTGCTTATTATTTTGGATGTGCTTTCTCAACAGCTGATGCTATTAAGGAAGCAAATTATTTCATTCAGTATCTTCAGGGAAAAGACATCGTTCATGTTTATTACGATGTTGAAGGATCAATGCTCAATCAGGGCTATCAGCACTTGACTGAGATTATTGCGACATTCTGTCAGACCATGATAAACAACGGTTACGCTTGCGGAGTGTACACATCAGAGAGCCATTTTAATTCAAGGTTCAACGATAACGCCCTTGTGATGTTCCCTCATTGGGTAGCCCGTTACTCAAGCAGACCTCCCAAGCTGAAGAGCATCGCACCCGTCGAGATCTGGCAGTATGGCGGCTCGGTGAATTATATCCGTGATGCAAAGATTGCAGGAACCACAGTCGATCAGGATGAGATATACATTGATTGGGCTGACACACCCGTATATGAGCAGAAGCCGGTCATCGTTCCGGTGCAGGAGACCAAGAGCATTGACCAGCTCGCAAATGAGGTTTTGGCAGGTCTTTGGGGTAACGGAGCAATCAGAAAAGCCAAGCTGACCCTTGAAGGATATGATTATCAGAAGGTTCAGAAGCGTGTAGACGAGATCGTAGCACAGCGCAAGGAAAACAACAAAGCATATATAGTAGTAAAGGGCGATACCTTATCAAGTATCGCTAAGAGGTACAACACGACAGTTTCAACACTGGTAAGAGTAAACGGGATAACAAACCCGAACCTCATCCACGTCGGTCAGTATCTCAAGATTGAATAGAGTCCTTCGGGACTGGATGCCGTTCAGGTGTCTCCCCCTCGCATAGCCCCTGGAGCTTAGGCTCCGGGGGTCTATTTTTATATACTTAAGCAAAGACTTTAGCAGGATATATCAGCCTTAAAAGAGGATGTTTTAAAAAATGCTTGCAAAATCGGACTCTATGGCTTATAGTGAACTCTTGTGAACGGCGAATAATTCCCGTCGGAGTCATTTAATATTCAGTATTTATCAATAAAAGAAGAGGTCACTTGAGCATGAGCTTAAGCGGCCTCTCTTTTTTTATCCCATCAGACGTATTTTATCGAGCTGACGGTTCTCTTTTTCTTTCAGTTCTTCCATCCTATGAAGGTAGATTTCCTTCGTTATCTTCGAGTCATCATGTCCGAGGCGGGCAGAAATGGCTTCGAGATTCATTCCCTTGGCAGCAAGCATTGAGCAGTGAGTGTGTCTTAAGGTGTGCGGAGTGATCCTTCGTCCCAGAACTCTTTCAGAAGTCTCTCTGAGGTAAGCCGAATATGAATAATAGTTCAGCCTCTCACCTGTCGGATCAGGGAAGAAGATAACCGAGGGAGTCCCGAATATCTCTTCCTGTCGCTTTACATAATCAAATATCTTATTGATTACTTCCCGGAGTTCTTCTTGGATATAGACTTCTCTTTTAGAGGAGAAGGTCTTAGGATCTGTCAGCACTTTGTTATTGGGATCATATGTGCGGTTCACCGTGATACATGGTCCGATTAGGTCACTTTTGTTGAGACCGATGACCTCTCCGATTCTGAGTCCGCTTGCGACAAGAAGGCGGGTCATGAGGACCCATCTTTCAACATCCATATTATCGAGGAGTTTCTGAAGCTCCCAAGGTTCGAGATATTTATCCTGGATGCGTTCTCTCTTCGGAGTATCTTGGAAGTTAGAGAGCTTATCGAACAATTCTCTTGAGTCTACAAGGTCATTCCGGTAAGCCCACATCCAAAACGTCTTAAATACTTTCAGATATCCATTGAGAGTTCTATTCTCTTTCCCACTGTTTAACAGCTTGGTCCTTATATAACCCGCAGACAGATTATTCACATATGAATCACCGACCACAGCAAGGAAGCTGTTCAGCTCGATGCGGGCTTTCCTGATCGAAGAGGGCTTGAGGCTCCTCTCCATCTCTTTCAGATAAACCTCAATAGCCTCAGATAACAGGATCCTCTTATCAGAAAGATGTTCAATCTTCTCTTGGAGTTTCTTGAAAGCATCCATGCGGGCTTTCTCAGAAGTTCCCTTAACCTTCACAGATATTATCTTATCAAGTCCGGTATTCGGGTCTTTGATTCTCTCTTGAGCATATCCGCTTTTATTTATCCACATGGTCACTACCTCCGAGCCCAAGCAGCAGGCGTATATTCCTTTGCGTTATCGGATCAGCTGCATGATAAGCATCCAATAGATCCTGATCGCTTGAATTCGCATCAGTTACTCCGCAGAGTTCAGGGATAGATACATCAAGAGCTTTTGCAAGCGAATATAACATATCTACATCAGGGCTGGTTTGTCCCTTTTCCCATGCGGAAATAACAGATTGGGCTTTTCCCACTTTCTTGGAAAGGTCAGCTTGAGACATCATTATCGCTTTTCGATAGCCTATGAGTCTATTGGCGAATCTTTCTCTTTCCGTCATGCTCTATCCCTCCTTTCAAAATCATTATAAATCAACGATTAATATTTGAAAACTGATAAAAATAAAAAAATATCCAAAAAACGGTTGACAACAATCGGAAAACGGAATATATTATACCCATAATCGGAAAACCGATAACGCATACCGTAAAATATCGGAAATCCGATAAGCAATCTGAAAACGAAAGGAGAAGAGACAATGCTTGAACAGAACTTAAAGAACTACCTCAAAGAGCATGGCTACAATGTGTCAGCTGTTGCCGAGAAGTCCGGAGTAGGACGAAGACTTCAGAGAGTAGTCAATGAAGGCGCAAAGCTCCGAGCTGATGATCTCATCAAAATCACAAAGGTTCTCGGAATCAAGGTCGAGGACCTCATCAATGAGTAGTTGGTTGAGCCCCGATGATGTACGAACCACTTATAAGGTCGGAAGAACGACAGCGTTTCTTCTAATAAAAGAGTATCGAGAAGCAGGTGGGGAAATCATTCGGATCGGGAAGCTCACAAGAGTACCAGAAGAAAGATTCACAGAGTTTTTGAAAGAGAGGAGCCATGAAGCACGTAGTTAATATCATCTTTGCCTTGATTGTATTATCAGCGGTCATAGTTGCCGGAGTTGGCTCCTACCGCTCGCATCAATTCTCGATGGGAACAGAGAGCCATACATACTATGACGAAGAAGTTATTCTGATCTGTACTCCTCGGGAGTGGGTACCGCCCGAAACGGTTCCGGAGATTCACCTTTCTACATATCAGACTTACACACAAGAGGAGATATGGCTGCTAAGTCAGCTGGCAATGGCTGAGGCACGTGGAGAGGATGCAGTCGGGCAGGCACTTGTAATAAGAACAGTTCTTAACAGGTGCGAGAAGACAGGAAGAAGCATTGAGGAAGTCATCTATGCAAGAGGACAGTTCGCAACAGGAACCATTGGGAACTATGAACCGAACGAAAACAACCTCGAAGCGATCAGGATGGTTATTTACGAAGACTGGGACGAATCAGAAGGATGTATCTACTTCAATGCACATGGTTATTCGTTAGGAAAGCCGCTGTTCAAACACGGCGGGCACTACTTTAGCAAATAAGGGGGATTTACAGATGCTTAACGTTTATTTGAGCGGACCTATCACCGGCACCGAGGATTTTAAGGACAGATTCGAGTTTGGAGAAATAAAGGTCAATCAGAAGTTTAGAAACACAGCGAGAGCGATCAATCCCGTTAAGATAGCAGAGCAGCTTCCTGAGAACATTACATATGAAGCAATCATGCAGATCTGCTTCGACACTATCAACAGCTGTGACATCGTTCTCTTAATGCCCGGATGGGAAGATTCAAAAGGTTGTAACCAGGAATATGGTTACGCAATCGGAATAGGAAAAGAGGTAGTCAAATGGGAAGAGTGGTTTTAGAAGACCTGCTGAATCTCATGACCGGTCCCGACATCATCAGGATCAAGCAGAAGGATGATGACGAGCTTTTATATGAAGGCTTTTGGGGAACCTTAAGAGATCATAAGCACTGGCTTATCACACCGTATGAACTCCGCACCGTGAAAGAGTATCACGTAGCAGCGGAGATAAGACATAAGAACTGGAAGGAACTCGGCCTTGCCGCTCCGATGATGCCTGAAGAGCAGGCCCAGTATAACTTCATGGATATGCAGGTGAATATCATTCACGAAATATGGATATAAGAAAAGGATCGCCGGCAAGCGATCCCTCCCAAGGACATTAAAACTGATAAAGTTGACATAATCATTATACGTCCTTGGGGTTGAAAAGTCAATTTTAAAAAGGGCTTCAAACCTTTTTAATTCGTTCATTAGGATATTAAACTTACGTAACCTTAAGGAGTAAATCTTGTACACAAAAGTTACTTATGATCTGGGAGAGGTCAGAGAGATCCAAAAGTATATCCCTGGGAACTATGGAGCTCCCGGATGTGCAAGGGAGCGGAAGAGAAAAAGAACTCCTGCAGAGATAAAAGCTCAGAACGAGAGGAACAAGAGAAGAAAAGTTCAGAGGCTCATCATGGCGAACTTCGGAGAAGGTGATCTCCATGTAACACTCACCTACCGGAAAGAGGAGAGACCCGAGACAGCAGAGATGGCGAACGCCTTGAGAGCAAAGTTTCTTTCAGAGCTGAGAAAAGGATTCAAGAAAACAGGAGTCGAGCTCAAATATATCGGAGTCACCGAAATAGGATCCCGTGGAGCAGCACATCATCACATCATTGTGAACAATCCCGAGGGGATGGATGTCATCAAGCTGATTCAGAAGTCGTGGAAACATGGTCATGCTTATTACTCAGCCTTGTATGAGGATGGAGAATTTGAACAGCTTGCCGATTATCTGCTCAAGGGAGAATCCGACAAGGGAGCCTCTTATACCAGATCAAGAAATCTTAAGATCCCGGAGCCCAAGAGGGAGCTCGTCAGAAGTAAACGGTGGAAGGACCCGCCGACAGTTCCCAAGGGATGGGAGATCATCAAAGAAACAGTCTTTAACGGCATCAATCCCGTAACAGGTTATCCGTATCAGAGATACATGATGAGGAGAATCCATGACAGTCAACATTTACATTCACCAAACAATCAAAGGACCGGCAAGGCAGGAAGGGATAGGGATATTCGTCCTGGAGGCGATAACTCCGCAGGGCCCGTTCACAAAGACCTTCAAGGAAAAGATAGAGGCAAGCGAGAACGAGGCATGGATGAGGATTCTTGGATTAGCGCTGAGCCATATGACACACCCTTCGGACCTTAACCTTTACTTTGATTCACAGTGGCTTGGCGCAGCTGTCGAGGATTGGCTTCCGAAGTGGCGGGAAAATCATTACCTGTCAGCAAAGGGAAAGCTCATCAAGAACGCAGACCTCTGGGAAGAGATCGGCACAGCACTCGCACAGCAGAACGTAACGGTCAAGGTCGGGGTTTCACATTCATACAGAACTTGGTTAATCAATAACGCAAAAACCGCATAAAGATTCAATCGGAGGAGGAATCACATGAAGGACATTTTCACAAAATACGGCGAATTTAATTCCGCAGACGAGATCAATGAAGCAGTAAAGAATCAGCTCGCAAATGGGGACATCGATGCGATAAAGGAAATCGCAGAAGAGAACGGCATCGATCCTGATGATGCAGAGGACTTCATCACCGGCGGTTGGGACAGAATATGTTCACCCACTTCCGCAGCGCTCGGAAAGATAATCGTTGAATCCGAGGCTATGCAGATTACCGGAATCATGAAGGACTGGATCAGATACATTCAGATGTGCATTTCAGAGTCTCAGGAGTTTGCAGTAGCGGTCAGATCCAAAGGCAAGAGCCTCGCAGGAGCTCTCGGAGCAATCCTCAAAGAGTCAGAGAAGCTGATGGAGGAAGTCGACGAAGCAATCCTCGAAGAAGCAAACATCAATTTCGGCGGGCAGGTCAAGTTTGGTATTCCCGAAGAGTCAAAGGTCAGGGAAATCGTAAAGAAATATTACCTGGGAGGTAATGAGGGATGACAAAAGAGGAGCAGGACAAGCTGATCGGGATGGTTCCGGAGCTTCCGAAGGCATTCAAGGATTACATGATCAGTCTCTTCGAAGGTCATCACATCACATACTACTCAAGACCTGACGGAGACATCCTCACGGAATGCTGCCACTGCGGAATGGTCGCAAGATTCCGTCCCGGAAAGACATCCAAGAGCATCATCCCCGCATGGGGAGGAGAAAAGCCCAAGGACGGAGACAAATACATCTGTCCGATGTGCAGAGAAGAAACAACACTCCGCAAGAAGGGCAACAGAAAATACTCGATTGATTCAGAATATGATCTCTGGTACGGTCAGAAGCTCCCCGATGGGGGATATATCCTCAGATTCTTCAGACCGATACTCAAAAGCTATCCTGACTCGGAAGGATGCTACGAAGAGATTTGGGATAACGAAAAGGTCAGATACTTCTTCCCAGTGGGGATGAAGAAAAAGGCTTACAAGCTCTATAGGCATGATTCCTGGATATACAGTCCAACAACCGGATATGCGTACAACGGCGGGTGGGACTCAAACAACTGCTTTAACACTATGAGTTACTTCTATCAGGGACCCACAAGAGGGGAGATATACCCGGAGACGTTTGAGAACATGAAGGGCACTGTGATGGAGTATTCACTCAGCAAAGAGGTTATGGATGATCTGAACTTTGATAACTACAACCTCGGAGAATGGCAGCAGGCGTACATCGAGAATAAGTGGTTTGAGAGCCTTTACAAGATGGGTCTGTCATGGGTGATCGAATACAAGCTCAGGGGATATCCCGGAAGGATATTCAACTACAGAGCAAAGACCATATGGGATTATCTCAAAGTCTATAAGACCCGCCTCAAGGAACTTGAGAAAGCGAACACTTACAACGATACGATTGCACTCCTCAAAGCATTTCAGCTTGAGAGAAAATGCGGAGAACATTGGGGACCGGAAGTCACCGAGCTGATCAAGCTGGGATTCACTGCAGAGGATATGGAGTACCTGAAGCAGTTCATGACATACAAGAAGCTGCTCAACTATCTCAACAAGCACAGAGTCTTCCCGATGGCAGGAATCAAGGTTCTGTATTGCGACTACATCAAGATGACGGAAAAGTGCGGATATGACATGACAAGCACGATAAATCTTTTCCCGAGAGATCTGATGGAAGCACATGACAAAAGAACCGAAGAGACCAACAAGGCAGAAGCTGACAGAAGGAAGAAGCAGGTTGAGGACAGATTTAAGGCAATCAAGGGAAGGTTCAAGGGAGCTGACAAGATATATCACTTTGAAAAAGGCTCATTGATCATCAGGCCTGCAAAGACAGCCTCAGAGATCGTGGACGAGGGAAGAATCCTTCATCATTGCGTTGGCGGTGATAACTATCTTGAATCTCACGCAAAGCGCAAGACCATAATCTGCTTCCTGAGAAAGAAAAAGGATCCCGAGACACCTTACATCACAGTCGAGATTAATCCGGATGGAGAGATAGAACAGTGGTACGGAGTCCACGATTCAAAGCCGAGTGAGAAGAGAATCGACAAGTGGCTGAATGAATACGTCAAGAATCTTGATTCAAAGAAGCTGCGCAGGGAAGCACATAGAACAATCAAAGCATCATAGGAGAAGGCAACATGGAAGAAATCATTTATCAGCGTAACTACTCGGAGTATAAACAGGAACTCCGGACAGAGCTGGAGAAGACCTCAGAGGGATTCGTAAGAATCGGATATCTGCTCAAGGTCGCAAGAGATACAGAAATCCTCGTAGGTTCGGGATATAAAGATTACCTCGATTTCGCTAATGGGGAGTTCGGACTTGATAAGTCGATGGTCTCAAGGTTCATCAGGATCAACGACAGGTTTTCCGAGGAAGGCAATTCAGACAGACTCCTCGAACAGTATAAGGGATTCGGATATGCGAAGCTGGCGATCATGCTAAGGATTCCCGAAGTCATCACCGAGGAGCTTTCACCGGAATACACGAAGGCAGAGATCCAGGAGATAAAGGACCACATTGACGAGGAGAGGAACAAGACCGAGGTTCAGCACTTCGAGGAAAACATGGATGTGATAATGAATCCTCCCACGGACAGCCTTCTTGTCAGAGTCCTTAAGGCAATCGGAGAAGAGAATACAGAGCTTTATATCAAGATCTGGGACTTCTTCACAGAAAACACCGAATGGGATGGACTCAAAGACATATTTAAGCCACTGGATCAGATGACCTACGTGGTAAGAGTTCCGGGAGAAGGAAAGATCATCCTGATCGTCAAAGAAGATGGAGCAGCGCTCACGATAGCGAGAACCGAAACAAAGACGAATCATTCATGGG